CTAATGAAGTTACGTTTGACGAGTTCATGAGTAATGTAGCTACATACGTTGATACTCCAAAGGTTGCAGGTAAGAAAGAAGAAGTTGACAATGTCACTAATCTTTCTGAGGTAGCGGGTGGCTCGACGCCATCAGCAGAGAAAAAATATGACAACTTAGCGGAAGATTACGCTAAGCTAATATTCTAAGGAGAATATAATGGCTGATACAGCAACAGGTGTAGTAAGATATGGTTCACCACTAGAACGTAAGGGCTGGATGGTACGTGGTTTAGTTCAAGCACGCTCAACTTCATTTTGGGAAGGGCTAACTGGCGGTCAAGACGCAGTAGTTTACCAAGAGAATGATTTAAGTAAGGGAGCTGGACATGAAGTAGTTTTTGACTTCGATGGTAACCTAACAAGTAAAGCTCACGTAGATAAAGAACAAGCGTTCGGTAACTCAGAGCAAAAGAAAAAGTTTTCAGATAAGCTAAGAGTACGTAGACTTCGTTGGTCAGTTGATAATGGGGATGAGTTTGATGCAATTAACATCAACAGCCTTGACTTAACTACACATGAAGATTCACGTAGCAAGCTATCTGATTTATTTATTAGAGCTAAAGACCAATTCTTGTTTGATGCGGCTCAAGGTTTCTTATCAAACGCAGGTCCGAGCCACGCAATTCTACCTAACAACAAAGCTACGATTGGTGACTTAGTTGCGGCTGATGTAGCTGGTTATGACTTCATGATGGACGTTGAAGATGTAATTAAATCGGGAGACGGGTACACTACGGGAGATAAACGTAGACCTATGGAGCCGTTCACACTTGCTAATGGTAAGCGTATGTGGTTATGGGTAATTGATTCTCGTGTAGCTCGTGATATTCGTAAAGATGATGGTTTCATTGGTGTTGTAGCTAATGCTGATTATCGTGGTATGGATAACCGCCTTATTAAAGGTGTAATTGGTGAGCTAGGCTCTCTTATCGTAATTGAAGCTCAAAACTTCTTTGGTGTGTCTAGCTCAAGAGTAATCGGTAAAACTGAAGTTGAGGTTTGTGGTTTACGTAAAGTTGACTCGGCAGGTTTATTTGAGGGAGAAAATGGTTTCGGTGCTAGTGGTACTGTAATAGCTTCTCGTTCATTAATCTTAGGTCGTGGAGCTATGCAAATTGGTATGGGTAAAATGCCTGACTATAGATGGCAAGATTCTCAAGACTTCGGAATTAAATCTGAGTCAGCTCTTATCACTTACATGAATGTTCAGAAAACAGTTCTAATGGCTGAGACTGAAGATTATGAAGACGCTAAAGTAGCTGGATATGATTACGGTGTAGTTGTAGTAGATACTTACTTCAAAACAGTAGCGTAAGGAGCTTACAATGGCAGTACACCAAATTACAGATTTATTTCTGAATAACCAAAAGCGTTTTGTGGAGGGAGCTGTTGCTACCTTTCCCGCTAAGCTATCTGAGGGAGACCACCGTCTAGGTACAGGTCCGATATTCATCGTAGCTAACGATGGGTATCACTCTTACAGTATTCCTAAGAACGCTGTAATTAGAAACGTGTGGGCTTATGTTCGTGAGCCTTTTGATGCAGGTACAGAAGTAGAGATTAGAACTATCGTAGGTAGTACACCATTAGTCGCAGGACTAAGTGTAGCTACACAAGGTACGTTTGTTCTCTTAGCTGACCAAGCAGGCGAAGCGTTAGAGTTTGGAGCTCTTTTTGATGAGGTTGATGGCTTTGTAGCTAAATTCAATCAAGCATCTAACGAGGGTGTCCTACAAGTTATTGCTGAATACATTGCTATTGATGAGAAGTCAGGCAAGTACACAGCTCAAATGTAAGGAGCACTAGATGACAGATAACACAGGTATGTTTCTTAATAACCAAAAGAGAACTATGTTTGCAGTTTGTGCCTCTCTAGGTGCAATGCAAGGATTAGAGGAAGCTTCTCAGTTTGGAGAAGCTTATATCTCTAACATCCTACCTAAAGATTCTTACTTAGGTAAACTAATAGTAGCTACATCAGAAGCGTTCCCAACGGGTGCTCTTCTTACGGTAGCTATTAATGGTACTGACGTAATAGTTACTGAAGCTATTGATATCTTAGGTGGAATAACTACAGTTGATATTGGCGAGTTTGCCAGTGTAAACGGTAGCATCACTCTAACTGTTACGGGTGGAACGGGTGACATCGCTAAGGGAGCTGTTAGTGCTTTTGTTGACTGTGTGTCAATGAACGAACTTAACGGAGCTTACGTAGTTGATGTTCCATTAACACCTTACGGACAGTAAGTTTTTAGAGTCTAGCTTAGCTAGACTCTTTAAAGCTTATTAAGCTTAATAAACCAAAGGAAGATACAATGATTTCAGCTACAAGACACGGACAGCCTGAACAAGATGAGCCCACAGAGTTCAATATTGATGGGGTGGTAACACAAGAAGATATTGATGCTTTAGACAGAGATGCACTTACAGAAGAAGAGTTAGCTTTAGTTGACGCTTTACAAGCTCAGCTAGATGAAGATGCAAATACTCCTCCAATGAGCTAATTATGACAGCCCTAGATATAATCTCCCAAGCTAGGGAGAGGCTAGGTGACAAGAATAAACAAAGATGGACAGATGAGCGTATGCTAGCTATCGTCAGTCAAGGTCAAGCGGATATCTGTATAGAGTCAGGCTACCTAAGAAGACAAGCTATCTTACCTTTAAATATAGATACTACTATCTATAGACTGCCTAGCGATTGTTTGACAGTCAAACGAGTTGAATACAACGGCACTTTACTTCCTCTACATACAAGAAGTGACCAAGATATCCCAAGAACTAATATAACTTCCGAATACACGGCTTATAAAAGTAATCTAAACACAGACAGAATTGAAATACAGCCCGCTATACCTAGTTTATCTATGGAAATAGCTTACGTTAAAGGCGATGTTGTTGATGATAGCTTAACTATTACTCCTTTATTTGGTGTAATTACAGCATCAGATGATACAGATATAGTAATTAATCCATTGTTTGGAGCAGTTACAGGAGCTACTAATGACCTCAGCACTAATCCTGCTAGTGATGGTTATGGAGAGATAGCAGGAAGTAAAGCAGATATAATCTCTGTAGATACACCTAACGGTAATTTCGGTGTAACTATAACAGCTGAGTTTAGCTCTGTGACTAATAAGTTTGGTTTTATAACTAGCGTTAAAGGTCATGATGTATCTGGCTTCTATGGTATAACAGCTAATGTGTCAGCTTTAAAAGACACTATTAAAGTTTACTATATAGCTGTACCTAGTAAGCTTAAGTTTATGAACGCTGTCTTAGTGTTACCTACTATGTGGGAAGACCTATTGATGAAATATGTAATAGGTACAGCACTTCAAGACGATAACGATGCTAACAACATCCAACGTGGCGAACTCGAGCTAGATAAGTATGCTAAGAAACTAGCTACAATAAAGAACCTTAGCTCTGAGGATTACTCAGCTATGGCAAGCGACAAATACGAAACACAATTTAGGAGAGTATAATGGCTGACACAATTATAACACCCGTTGACGAAACTCTAGTTTTTACTAGACAAGTTGCTGGAGCTGAAGATTTAATCTTCGGTTTCGGTTCATCCGCTCAGATTAGAGAGGGAGAGAGTGTAACTATTTCACTTATCAATGCTGATACTATACCTTATGATACGACACGTTCTGTTCAGCAAGTTATAGAAGAGATACTAAATAGGTTACCTGCGGTAACTCAGTAAAGGACTAGGTATGAACTTAAATAAAGAGAAGCTAGTCGTAGAGGACATGGAATTATCTATGTCATCTACAGTACAACAAACAAGAGGAACTTTAACTCCTTTTAATGCGGCTTACTTACCTTTCTCAGCTTCTGAGAGTGTAGCTGATGGTATTAACGCTAGATATACATCAGTTTACATGGATGCTAACTTCGCTAAGTTGTCGGGTAATGATACAGTACCGTTTAAAGTAGCTCAAGCAGTTAACTCAAATGAGGCTGTATCTTTAGCTCAAATGACAACTGTGACAGATGCACTTACAGCCGATAAAGCTGATAAAACTAATGTATTACGTAAGGCAGACCCTGAGGGTCTTAATGATGGTTATGTACCCGTTAATGACTTTAGTCCAGCTACTAAGAAGTATGCAGACGGACTAATAGCTGACAAGTTCTTAGGAGCTATCACGGGTAAGTTCATAGCTAAGAGTATAGCTGATGGAACTACTGATGTTCAAGTCACTGTAACTAATGGCGTTATTACGGAGATATTATAATGGGTGCTATAACACTAAGAAAAGAAAAGCTAGTCGTAGAGGATATGGAACTAGGTACGGGTACAGTCGTTCAGACTAGAGGTACTATGACTCAGATTAATGGCTCGCTTATTCCTTATGACGGAACTAACTCTATAAATGATGAACTAGATTTAAAAGATACTATAGTATCAGTTGATGCAAAGATAGCTACAAGAGAGATTGCAGGCGGAGATAACACTACTGTATTTAAAGCTTTAGATGGTGTAGATGATGATGATGTAACTACAGTAGCTCAATTAACTGTTGTATCTGATGGTACTTATACTAAGACTGAGACAGATACATTATTAGCTGATAAAGCTGATGCTGATAATACTATGTTATTAGATGGTTCAACTCCTAGTCCTGATTACAGCGTAGTTTCTAGAGAAGTGCCAGCTAACAAGGGTTACGTTTTAGACACTGTTCAAAACATCGGTTCGGGAGATATGGCTAAGTCAGTCTACGATAAGAATGATAACGGTAGAGTTGACACAGCTGACGGTATAGGTATAGACACAGATGATATGGGAATTACTCCTTATACACAGTTTATGCGTTTATCTCAAGGTACGCTATTAGATGCTAACACAGAGAGTAACTTTGGTATCTTTATGGGCTTAGATGTAATTAACGCTCCTACAAGTGGTTTAGTTGGTATAGAGCAGATGGATATGGTACAAGCTGTAGCTTCATTAGGTATCCAAGCTACAGGCGGTAAAGCACAGAGAGCTTTTAGCTTCTCTACATATAAATGGTACACACGTATATATGATGCAGGTTCAGATACATGGTCACAATGGTTGGCAGGTGCAGATGAAACAGACGTAGCAGGATTACAGACTCAAATAGATGATAATGTTACAGCTATTGGAGACAATGCTACAGATATCGGAACTAACACAACAGCCATAGCTACAAATGCTACTAACATAGCTACGAATGTTACTGATATAGCTACAGCTCAGTCCACAGCGGATGGTGCAGTTTCAGTCAATGGAACGCAACAAACAGCTATAGATTTGAATACAGCTAAAGTTACGGGTGCTGATAGAATACCTAAAGGCGATGTAGCTTTAATAGATAAAGTAACACAAGCTGAGTATGATGCTTTACCTACTCCTAGACCTGCTACTACGCTATACTTAATAGTGGGGTAGTATCATGAAACTCGGAGATTTAGATATAAATACTGTTAAGCTAGGTGATAGCCAAGTTGATAGAGTTATGCTAGGTGATGATTCAGTATGGGAGAGCTACAGCGGTGCTCCAAGTCCTTTAATTATTACAGCGTCAGGTGATTATGTTGCTGGTGTTGATTTTCCTGCTAACGCTGACTTAACTGTTTGTCTAGTCGGTGGTGGTGGTTCTGGCTCTCTAAGACAAAATAACGATGGAATGACTGGTGGAGGTTTCAGAAGCGAACCCGTAAGTGTGGTTGTAAACATACCACCTGATGAGATAGTGAGTGCTGTTGTAGGCAGTGGTGGTGGCTCAAACTGTACTGGAGACCACTCTGATGGCTATGCTGGAGGAGGAAGTAACTTTGGTAGCTATGCTAGTGCTCTTGGTGGTGCTGGTGGAATTAATCACGGAGCGTATGATGGTCAAGGTGCTCCTTATGTGTCTCCTTGTGATGGAGTTACCTATCATGATGGTTCAATTACATCTGGTAATGGTCGAGGCGGTCAAGCTGGAGCCTTTGGTAATGGAGGAAATGGTAACAACTATGACCCTGGTCAAGCTGGTGGTATCGGAGCTGGTGGCGGAGGTGTCACAGATGCTTACGGCGGAGGTGAATGTTCTGGAGCTGGTGGTCGTGGTCAGATAGTGATAAGTTGGTAAAGGAGCTTACATGGCATTAAAATTATTAAATGAGGATATAGCTCCGTCTAGTAACTTAAGTTTACTAGGTCAGAGTATTGTATCCCTTAAGCTAAACGGAGAGGTAGTTTGGCAAAAATACAACGGAACTCCAAGCCCTGTGTTAGTTACAGAGGATACTATATTAGTAGCTGGGACTGACTTCCCTGCTAATGTGGATGTAACTGTATGTATGTGTGGTGGTGGAGGAGGTGGCTCTTGTTCTATAGCAAACGTTAACTTTGTAGGCGGAGGTTTTCAAGGTCAGATATTAGCTAACCAAACAGTTAATGTACCTGATGGAGAAGCTGTAGCTGTTACTATTGGTGTAGGTGGTGGTTCAGTTAATGGTGGAGACTATAATGGTTTAGACGGAACTGAGACAACATTTGGAAACTATCTAACTGCTAACGGTGGTTTAGGAGGTGTTACTAATGATATCATAGGGTATGATGGGCTAGGAGCTGAGTTTGTCTCTCCATGTGACAACATAGCTTATAATGATGGTACTAGCACAGGTAGTGCTAATAGAGGTGGGCAAGCTGGAGCTTTCGGAGACGGAGGTAATGGAGCTCATTACGACCCCGCAGGTGCAGGTGGCATAGGAGCAGGAGGCGGAGGCGTCTCTCGTTCTAATGGTGGCGGTGAGCCATCAGGTAACGGTGGACGAGGTCAGCTTATAGTAAGTTGGTAACTAAATAAAGGAAATATTATGGCACTACAAGATTACACAAAGACACTGTGGGTAAATGGGGCAGCTCCTGCTATCAACTCTACTCATCTACTTAATATAGAAAATGGGATAGACAGAGCTACACAAGCTGTTCAAGATATAGAGACTAGTCCTTATGACCTACCACCTGCCACAGAAGCTGAGCTAGGTGGTGTTAAGGTTAAAGTTATAGATAACGGAGACGGCACATTCGATGGCGAGATTTGGGTGTAAGTCATGGGAGCTTCAGTTAATACAGAGGTAATAGATTTTACGGGTGGTATGCACACCGTAAAAGCTCCTCATATGATTGCACAGTCAGAGTGTAGAGCTATGATTAATGTTGATATTAGACAAGGTTCACTATTGTCTATACCTCAGCCTCGTAATTTAGAGCAAGGATTAGCTTCCCACTTTATACAATTTAATGGCTCACTATACTATTATGACGATTTTCGTTCTAACGCTATACTTAATAATAATCTCTATTGGGCTAATGGTGTTGATAGCGGTAAGATTATGTGGGATGGTAGAGAGTTATCTTTAGGTATCCCTACTCCAAGTCATGAATGTGACATAACAGCTACTAATGTTGGAGCAGGCGAACATACGGGAGACTTTAAATACACTTATACGTTCTACGATACTAGCACGGGTGCTGAATCAGCTCCTGCTCCGTTGCCTCCTTACTTAACTGTAGATGGAGACGATATTATAGTTAGCGGTATGGAAGCTCTACCTACTGAGGCTGATAGATATCGTATCTATCGTATAGGTGGTTATCTACCAAGATTTACAATGGTAGCTGAGATAGAGAACACAGAGACTCCGTATACAGATAAACTAGACGATACCGAGATAGATGGCAGACTGATGTACACTCTTAGGTCAGGAGCTCCTATTGCAGGTGTAGATAATTTCGTAGAGTTAGGTGGAAGACTATATGGCTCAGTTGGGTCTAAGGTGTACTTCTCAGCTCTAGGTAATCCTGATGCGTGGTACGCTAGTGATTTCTTTACTATGCCGACTGATATAACGGGGATGGCTAAGTCACCTGCGGGACTATTAGTGATGGGTAAAGCTTTCATCTATCTCTTAGTAGGTAATCAGCCGTCTAACTTTCAGTTAAAGGTTATATCTAGTATCTTAGGATGCGAATCTAAGAAGAGTATAGCTTATCTAGGCGAGAACGCTATATGGCTAGGAGAAGACGGTATATACACTTCTAATGGCTATAACATTATTAACCTAACGGGTAATAAGATAAAGGATATAGCTGACATTATGCCAACTTCAGCTATGGTAGTTAATGAGGTTTACTATTTACACTATAAACCACAGCTTACTCCAAGTGAAGAGCTATTCCCTAGTGACACGTTATACCCAGCGGGTGCTTTAGGTGTTAATGAGATAGAAGATGGTATAATAACTATCGACTTTAAACGAGGTAATGGTTACAGCTACGAGATATTAGACTTTCAAGGTTTAGCTTCAATAGGAGTTAAAGATGGTAATCCTCACTGTATAACAAGTATAGCTAATGTTATCTTCTTATCATGTGACGACCCTATAATGTGTGATGAGTATTTACAATGTAGTCAATATGACCTAAACTTATTAGGAGATAGACACTACGATGATTTTGCTAAGCTTAACTATGTAAGTCCACAGTTTATAGATGGCTCATTCTCTACGCTTAAACAGTATGAGAAAGTTAGAATTAACGGAATCGGAAAGTTTAACATCAAAGTTATTTTCAGTAATGGCGAGATAGCTGTTGAAAGTGATGTAAATATTAGAGCGGATGAAAGTATAGAGGAATTACTTACGGGAGAAGAGATTAGCTTCGATAGAGATAGTGTGTTCATTATAGGTATACCTAACAACAACAACAACTCGTATAGCATAGGGTTTATAATTGAGGGTGTAGGTATCATTAAGTCTATCCAATATAGTTGGAAACCGAGAGAAATATCATGACAGACACAACTGAACTAGAAGCACAGATAGCTTCACTACAAGGTCAAGTAAATGAGTTAACTAGAGAGAAGAGAGACAGTCTTACTAGAATACAAGATGAAGAAGCCTTACGAGGCTCTTCGTATGATATTATCAAGCTAACTAAGTCTGACGACCTAGAAGCTGTAAAACGAACAGTGAACCAAATCATAGATGAATTAAGTAAGAATTAAGTAAATTTTGGGTATTATATAGAATGATTAAACAAGCTACTGAAAAAGATATACCATTCCTAGCCACGATGTTAGCTGAGATGTACCATGAGGTATTTCCAGCTCACTATTCAACTGATTTGAATACTTACGTGTCTACAGTAGTGGAACATTTCAATAATCCCAAAGATACAATTTATATAGATAGCCAATACAGAGGCTTCTTCATTGTACGAGATGAGACAGAGAGCATCGCTCCTACACTAATCCGCTATAATGGTATTAGAGTTTACATTAAAAAAGAATATAGAAAAGGTAGATTACTCACAGAGTTCTATGCTAGACTATTTGAGGATTTTCCCGACGGAGCTATTTTAGGTTCTACGGAAATAGATAGTGAGCATATAGCTGTGTTAGATAAGAGACACGAGCTTATAGCTAAAGTATATAAACTAAAGAGGAGATAGAAATGGCTACAGGGTCAGCAATAGTAGCGGGAGCTAAGATGGTCGGAGGAGTTGCAGGAGGTATCAGTAAACAGAGAGATTCTGATAGCTCTTTAGGCAGTCAAGAGTCGTCTATGCAACAAGGCATAGACACTATGGAAAAATACTTTGGCGATGCTATAGGTACGGGCGAGGACGCTCTAGCTTACGCACAAGGTTTAATGGATGATTGGGAGTCTACATTTGGTGGTATAGAGCAGAATCTATCTGACTACTACGCTAACTTAGACCCTGAGAAATACGCTCAGAGCTACAAGTCAGATTTAAACGCTAATATAGATAAACAACTAGGTCAGATGAATGAACAGATGGCGGCTAGTGGGTTACAGACAGCAGGTATGAAACAACAGACAGCTAAAGAAGCGGCATTTGCTAAAGCTACAGGCGGAGCTCAAGCTGACATAGCCGCAGAAGATACAGTTAAAGGTATGCAACAAGGTTTCGTTAATACGGGAGCTAATAGATATGCTAATGCGGCGAACCAAACTACTAATGCTTATGGTAATATAGCTAATACTCAACTTAATGCAGGTAGTAGTTTAGGTAATGCTTACTCTAATCAAAGTGGTATGTACGGACAACAATCATCTCAGCAAGGTGCTGATGCAGGTGGCTTCATGAAAGGTGGACTAGACGGAGCTATGGACTTAGTAGGTTTATTTTCATAATGGCTAATATAACTGCTACGGGACAGCTCCCTACGAAAGTTGTTAAAAACTCCGCTTTAGATGATAAGCTATTAAAGCTATGTAAAGATACATATGAAATCTCTAATAATGAGCTAGAAGACTCAATATTAGAGGGTAAGCATATGTTAAATCTGTACCACAATAATCAGTGGACGGGTGCTCAGCTAGACGTATTGACTTCAAGAGGTCAGCCAGCTGAGACTTATAATGTAGTTAAAATGTTAGCTCATGCTATGGTAGGTTACTTTGATACAGTAGCTAATCAGATAAACATTGAGCCAAGACATATGAACTCAGCTACTTCAGCTATGGTTGTTAATGATGCAGTTCAGTATGTTCAAGATACTAATGACTACGAGACGTTAAGACGTAAGTTACAATTAGATAGCTTACTTACGGGTCTCTGTGTTACGTATGAGACAGTACATGATACGGGTGTAACAGATAACTACGGTAGACCTGTGTATGAAATTAAACTAGAACGTATACCAAGTTGGCAAGTTCGTATAGACCCGATGGCTCGTAGAGATGACATGACGGATGCTAGGTTTATACACCGCTTTAAATGGTTACCTGAGGAAGAGATAGAAACTAGATGGGGTAAGGCTAAACTAGATAGCTTAGTTGAGTATTACAATGACCTTAACGGAGACGTTACAGCTGAGTGGTGGAGTGAATACACTAGCCAAGCTATAGGTAGATACCGTCAGTGGAATAACTACCAAGTTATACATTCTGTAGTTAAATACAAAAAGAACTTATACGAATGTATTTGGTCTAATGAGACAATGCTAGAGCGTAAGAAAGTTACGTTTAAAAAGTCAGTATCTCCATATAGAGCAGTTAAACTGTTTGAGTCAGATAAAGCAGGATACTACGGAGCGTTTAGAGAAGTAGCTGAAACACAGAAAGCTATCAATCAAGCGATAGTTCAGATACAACAGCTAATAAATACGTCTAAAGCTTTTGTAGAAGATAATGCTGTAGCTGATATGGAAGAGTTCAAGAAAACTTTTAACATGGTTAATAGTATAGTTAAAGTGACTGACTTACAAGGTATCAAAATTGAAGATATGAGTAAGGATGTAGCTGCACAGTACAGTATTATAGCTGAAGCTCTAACCCGTATCAAAGCGGTATTAGGTATCAATGATAGCTTCTTAGGTCAAGCTTTTGCTAGTGATAGTGGACGTAAAGTAGGTATGCAGAAACAGTCTTCAGCTAGTCAGCTATCTGTAATGACTGATAGAATTAAGTATCAACATAAAATGGTAGGGTGGGATATAGTTAATCTTATCCAACAATACTACACAGCAGAGCAAATCATAGCTGTATCAGACCCCGTTAATGGTTTGAGATACGTAAACATTAATCAGCCTATTCAGATGCCTACGGGAGAAGTAGACCCTGAGACAGGTATGCCTATGACTCAGCCCGTGTTCGCTCCTGAGGAAGACCCTGAGACTGGCGACTACATGAAAGATAAAGACGGAGCTATCATTATGACTCCGCTTAATAATCCTGATACGGATGTTAAGTATGCTGAGGTAGACCTCAAAGTAGTGTCTAGCCAAACTAATAATGCCGAAGAGCGTAATCAGTTACTCCTAGAGACTGTGGTTAACGGTCCGATTGGACAGTCATTGCTACAAATGAACCCAGCTGGCTATATGCAAACTGCGGCTATGATGATACAAGAGAGTGGTACTAAACACTCTCCAGCTATAGCTAAAGTGTTAAATGAGACAGCTCAGATGATTAACAACGGAGAGATAGACCCTATGTTCGCTATGAGCGGTGGAGACACACAAGCTATTATGGGCGGAGCTATGGGTGGTCAAGGTGGAGGCGGTAACGCAGTTCAAGGTAAAAAATCACAGCAGTTGCAAGTGCCAACTCGCTTTAATACGGGAGAATAATTATGGGTATAGGACAAGGTTTAGGAGCTTCTAGCTCCGCACTAGATGCTAGAAATAAAGGTATGGCTAATAATAGAGCTGAGAGAGCAGACACTAGAGCTCAAGAGCAACATGACTTAGCTATCAAAGCTGAAAAACAGAGACAGCAAGTTATGACAGACGTAGTTAATCATCAACAGAGCTTAAAAGAGCCAAGTACTGAAGAGAAGCTAGCTGAAACTCAAAAAGAGATTAAGACTATGAAACAGCAACAAGGCGGTAAGACAGCTAAAGATGCTGTTAACTATGCTGTAGCTACTCCTAATCCTCAAGGTACTCAAGATGCAATAAAGAAAGTAGAGGCAGACCCTGAAGCTATGAAAGCATTAAGTTTAAAACCAGGTGAGCTAAGAGTTGCAGATACTATGGATAGAGAAGCTATAGCTAAGTCATACATTTCAGCAGGAGCTCCACAAGAAAAAGCTTACGCTATGGCAGATGAATCGCTTAAGCAAGGTTCATCTTTAGTGTTTAAGAATAGCCAAATTTTAGATATGTTCCAACTTAATGAAGTAATGGGTACATCGAAAGACTCTGTAACTCCTGTTAATGATGCGATTGAAGAGAACAAAGCTAAGGTACTTAACGCAGGTAACACAACTACACAGACACCTGAACAAGTTGAAGCTGAACAGCTAGGTGATACTGTCCCAAAGCCTGAAGAGTCAACTACTCAAACTGAGCCTACATCAACTGAGCCTACAGCTCAAACTGAGCCTACAGCTCAAACTGAGCCTACAGCTCAAACTGAGCAGAAAGCTGAGATGAAAGTTGAAACAGTTGAGAAACCTAAATCAGCAGACGGTAAATCAGCTGGCTCAGTTAAGACGGGTCAAACGTCAGATGGAACACAAGTTAAAGCTGACGTGGATGAGAACGGTAACGCTATAGTGGTAGCTTCTGACGGTTCGTCAGGTAAAGTAGATGCTCAAGGCGACGGAGAGTTTAAGACAGCTACGGGAGCTACTACTAAGGTAGTTAACGGAGAGTCTATTACAGTTCGTTCAGATGGAACTATCCAAAAGAATGAGACGCTACCTCCACACGTTAGGATGGCTTACGATATTCTAGGGATTAAAGCTAGTGAGTACGGCAAGTCAGATGATATGATAGGTAAAAATCAAACTTATGAGCAGTTCCAAACTAAACAGCTTAAAGATGGAATTATAACTCAAGAAACTTTTGATGCTAACATGAAGCGTTATAAAAACCTTAAAGACCCTACAGACAAAACGGGTAGATTGTTAGCTCAAGCTGAAGAAATGACTAAACCTATTGAGGGAGAAGCTCCTGCTGAGTTTGAACAGAGAGTAGCTGAAAACTATAAAAAGTTAGTTAAAGATAGTTCTACATCAACAGCTTCAACTTTAGAGAAAATGACGAGTTACCTATCAACTCAGATAGACCCAAATACGGGTAAGATATATACACCTCAAAGAGCTTTAGAGAAATCTCAAAACTTAATTAAAGGTGGTAAAGACGCTCAAGTTAAAGAGATAGAAGCTATGATAGAAGTGGAGACTGACCCTGCTAAAATTAGACAGTTAGAAGAAATGAAAGATAGCTTAGGTGTAGGTGTAACTGAGCAGTCAAGACAACGTAAAGTTAAAGAGGTTAACACAGCTCAAGAATACGCAGAGACTATTCCTATGGGAGTAGCTGTTCAAGCTTATAGCGGAGCTACATCTGATACACCTACAGCTAGAGAAGCTAGAAGAAAAGCTAGAGAAACTGAGAATAAGATAAACTTCTCAACAGATGATAAGAAAGCTTTAGATGAATTTAGAGGTGATGTATCTAACTTTAGAGAGTTCAGTCGTTCAGCTGATGTTATAGAAAAAGCTGTAGCTTCAGGTAAGTATAAGTCAGGTATGGCAGATTACGCAGGTAAAACTTTAGCTTCTATGTTACCTAAGACAGTGGTAGACTTTGCAGGACTTGAAGATTGGTACGACTCAGCTAGAGCTGACAAAGGTATTGATGCGGCTTTAGTTAACTATGTTAGACAGATTTCAGGTTTAACTGTTACTGATACAGAGTACCAAAGACTTAAAAAGATACTAGGTGGCGATTATGCGAGTGAGGAAGCTAGACTAGCTGACCTTAAATCGTTTAACCAACGCTTAGGCGACAACGTGTATGATAAAGCTGATAGCTTATATGAGAGAGGATATGTAAATTCTGTACCTAGAGAGTTAGCTCTATTGGAAAAAGCTACAGTTAATCCTCAAAGTAAAACTAATTCTAAGCCTCCCGTAAATAAAGGTGGCTATCGTTTTGAATGGGACGGAACTAAGTATGTAAATAAAGGTAAGATATAATGGAAAATTTACCAAGTTTTGATGAAGTAGAGGGCGAAGCGGTAGTTATTGAAGATAAACTACCTAGTTTTGATGAGGTAGAGGGAGAAGCTACAGTAATTGAAGAGCCGACTGTAGCTCCTCAAGAGCAAAGTACGGGTTCTAAGGTATTAGAATATATGACTGTTCCTGAAGCTGATAAACAGCCTAAGTCTGAAGCTTACAAAGAGGGCTATGAAGGATATACTAAACCTGAACTCAAACCCGTACCTAAAGTAGCTCCTGAAATGGAACAGAATACTTTAACGGGTTGGTTCACGGGTCGTAATTATGATGTAGAATCTATTAATGCTTTTATGGATTATAATTTAGCTAATGGTATGACTAAAAATGAAGCTATTAAAGAACTTAAATCTAAAGGAGCTTCTGCATTAGATTTACAAACAGCTATATATGCTGTTACGCTTAAAGGCGAAGCTAAAAAAGGTAGAGACCTATCTACTGAGGAAGCTATCCAAACACATATAATTGAGCCAGCCGCTAGAGGTTATATGAGGACTAGGTTCGCTACTAAAGGTTTAGCTAATGAGATAAATAAAAAACTAGGTTTAGACACAACTGAAGATGAGGCTGAACTAGATAGAGCTAAAGGTGCTTATAAAGCCTCTAAAGAGAACTACTCAGAACGTATGGGTATGGACTCTCCGTTAGAGTACTTACCTGAGATAGCTACATTCGCTATAAGCGGTGGTGGTGCTCTAGCTGTAGGCGGTAAAGAAATGTTAGCTGAGTTTGTTATAAGTAAAGGTGACGGGTTTAGTAATGGACAATCGTTAGCTAGAGCTGTAACTGTAGGTCTTATAGCAGGTGGAGCTACACGACTATTAGATGGTCCGACTACGGTAGCTAAAGGTAAACTAACTAGCGAGACAGAGAATCTGTTAGAGTTTGCGGGTATCAAGAAAGGCTCAGATGAATATAAAGATTTAGCTAATCAAGCTTTACAAGTAGACCCTGACGACCAAGCTAGAATTGTAGCTGAGCAATTAGGAGCTGACGATTTAGGCTTTAAAACTCAAGCTCTTAGAGGTGCTGAGGATGAAGTAAGAAGAGATTACGCTAAAGTAATGGCAGAACGTACCTCAGAGGTATCTCATGCTATTGGGTTAGATGATTTTCCTGCTATTAAAGAGACTACACAAGCTCAGTATGATACTATGCGTGAAGTAGCTAAAAATGTTTCATTGGGTAAATATTATAATGTAAACACTATAGCTGATAAGCTTAAGGCAGGTAAAAATGCTTTCTTGAATACACCAGCTGAGGGTCGTGTTGATAAGTTAATAGCTAAGATAGAAGATATGCCATCTATGGCTTTAGATGATGTTATTGATATTAGACAAGCTATTAACTATGAGTACGGTAAAACTACAGATAAGTATGCTAAACGTATGTTAACTGAACTTAAAGCTGACGTAGATACATTTATGAAAGATGCAGAGCTACCTCCATCAGTATTTCAGATGGTAGAAGATTCAACTAAATCTTACCATAGAATGAAAAGCCAAGAAGAGATAATGGGCTACATGGAAAAAGCTCAAGTTAGTTTAGGTAAAGGTTCTCTTTATGGAGAGATAACTATAACTGATTGGAATAAGCTTAATGAGATACTCAAAAAAGAGGGTGTATCTAAAATAGTTCAAGATGAAGCTGAATTATTTGGAGAGATGGCTAAAAAGTACGGAGGCTCAGAGAAAGAGCTACTACAAAAATCTAGACCAGCTGGAGAAGCTGAAAATGTAGGAGCTATCATAGCTGAATCTCCTGAGGGCTTCGCTAGAACAAGTCTAACTCAGAGAGCTATAGAAACTATACAGAGATGGATGCCTGTTGGAGACAAAGGTAAAAAGCTCCGTATTCAGAAAGCTATACGTGATTCAATGGCTAAAGCTAAAACTTATCCTGAGTTCGCAGAGAACTTGATTAAAGATAAGAATGTACCTATGAAGATTAAAGCTGAGACTCAAAAGTACCTAGATGAGTTTGAAGATATCTTAGGTGAGACAGGTGCAACAACTAAAGCTGAAAGTCAGTACATAATTAAAAAAGCTGAAAAGATGAAATTAAGAGTAGATAAAGCTGAGACATCTGCTCGTAAAACTAAAGTTGGCTTAGATAATGCACATACTAGAACAGCTCAATTAGAGAGAATGATAGATGAAGCTAACGAAGCTGGCGATGATGAGTTAGTAGCTTCATTAAGCGATAAGCTTTTAAAGCATAAAGAGACAACGGTAAAGATAGCTGAACAGAGATATAATACAGCTAGACGAGCTCATTCTATGCTTAAAGAGGACTATGACGCTTTTGCTAGTAAACACTCGACAGCTTTTGAGAACGCTCCTCCATTTGAGACAGCGTTAAAAGGTGCAGAGAGACCACCTAGAACTAATGCAGGTAAAGGAGATAAACCAACACCTGCTAATGAAGAGCCTCCTACATTTGTAAGTGCGGGATTAACTAGACCACCATCTAAACCCTATAAAGCTACTCCTAAGCCTAGAGGTAAGATGAAACCTAAACCATATAAAGAGACACCTATAGGTGAGTATGAGGATACTACTGCGTTACCTGCTGTAGCTCCTATGATTTCAGGTAAAGCAGGTAACGATACAGCTTTTATAACTAGACCGTTCCATTCTGAGTATGGTGGTAGAGAGCAAATCTCATCAGCTATTAAGTCAGGTAAGCGTGAAACTGTAGGTAGCTGGAAAGAGGGAAGTAAAGATTCAAGATTTACAGCTGAGGGAGAGAAACCTAGACTACCTACGGGTTATGAAGAGCTACAAGGCAGTGAAGTAGCTGAAGCTTTAGGTTTTAACAATAAGAATACTGAGATACTCAGTAAACATTGGGATAATATGACAGCTCCTCAACAGAAGTTGGTTACAGCTATTTTAAAAGATAATCCTGATATGGCTATCACTGAGTACGGAAGTGAGTACGCTACTAATCTTAAAGGATTAGAACGAGGCTACGGCGGTGTTGGTGGAGTATCTAGGTCAAGTACGGGTCAAGTTGTATTACCTAAAGGGTCAGGCGGAAGTAAGTACGGAGCTGATACGTATCTACATGAAATAGTACACCAAGCTACAGTTAATCGTTATATGGAAGATGAGATATTCCGTAATGATATAGATAAACTATTTAAGTATGCTAAAGCTCACACACCTACAAATCCTAAAGGTAGGGATTATTGGCAAACTAACTCTAAAGAGTTCTTAGCTGAGGGTTTCAGTAATGCTAAAGTAGCTGAAGATTTAGCTCAGATACCTGCTCCACAATGGTTGAGAGATAAGTACCCATCTAGCGGAATTAAAAATCTGTGGGATGCCTTTGTTAAAATGGTAAGTAATAGCTTTGGACGTAAGGAACAAGATAGCGTATTTGACCTTATGGGAGATATGTTAGCTTCTAATGTTGGTACAGCACCTAAAGGTTTCGATGAGGGTACTAAGTTTGTTAAGTCGTCTATGGATATGCAAACTCCTTTAGATTCAGCTACAGACCAACTAAACAGCTTTATGTCAGGAGGATTAGGTAGCCCAAAGTAGCTACCTCAACTACCCCTTGGAATAAAGGTTCGGTAGCTGAGGGAGAGACAGTGTATCATGGAACTAGCGGAGACTTTGATAAGTTTAAAGATGGTCAAATAACGTGGACTACACCTAACTCAGGTCTAGCTGGAGAGTATGCAGGTATAGACAGAGCTACTGACTCGGCTAGAGATAGTGGGATTAATATCATGCCTTTAGAGGTAGATATACAAACTCCACTTAACATACGTCACGTAGGTCTTAGACGTACAGCTAGAGACTTCGCTTATGAGGTACTACAAGATAAAGAGGTAGTTAAACGTATTAAAGCTATGCCTGAAGCTGAACAAGACAAAGTCTTAGACGCTATAGATAAGTTAGATAACGATAATTTAACTGAATTATGGAGACTATGGGATAAAGATAAAGAGCTAATTCAAGTTTTTAAAGACATGGGCTTTGACGGTATTGTGACTCAAGAGGGTGGAATGAAGACTTATGGAGCTTTCAATCCTACACAGCTTAAGTCTAAGTTTAACAAAGGTACATACGATAGGACTAATAGTAATATCCTAAAGGGTGCAGGCTTTGTAGGTGCTGGGCTAACAGCTAAACAACAAATAGAAAATAAGGATATATAATGATAAAGACAGGAAGAGATACGGTACAAGCTGTGCCACTAATCGAGGGTAAAGTTAATTTAGG